TTCGGGATCACTCGGCCTTCTCCTGCTTCTCGTCGTAGTCGGTGGGCTCGGCCGGCGGCGGCTCGATCACGACAGTGCTGGGAGGAACAATCTCAGGCGCCATGGCTCACGCTTCCTTGTAGGACTTCTTCCACGGACGCGCCGTGGCCTTGTGCTTGTCCTGCCACTTCTTCATCTGCTCATCCCGCGTCTGCTTGCCAGTGTTGTGAAGCCACGGGCCGAACGTCCAGCGATTCCACGTTCCCTCGGGGCCTGCGCGGAATGCGTAGCGGCTGTTGGCCTGCACCCGCACGGCCTGAGTCCAGTAGGTCGGGTTGGCCGCAGCGAATTTCCGCATCTGCTGATCACGCGCTTGGGGCGTCGGCCAGCCGCCGTAGATCTTGACGCTGGTGTCGTCGAACCCGTAGCCGTCGACCACGGCCGCAGGGCCGGGATTGCCGACGCCGGGAATGCTGATCACTTGCCAGCCGTCTGACCATGCGCGGGTGTAGCTCCGCACGCCGTTGGCAGCGTTGGCCTCAATCGTCTGAAACGTGCCGTCCTTGTTCAGCGCATTGACAAAACCAACGTGCTTACCGTCGATGATGAATAGGTCGCCGGCCTTGGTGTTCTTGCCATGCGGGCCGTACCAGCCCTTGCGCCGTGCTCGAGCGACCATCTCGGCCGTGGACGGATGCACGACAGCCTTGGCGTCCTTCTTGTATTGCGCCGACGCCTCGGACTTGTCGATTACGTAGCCCACAAAGCAAGCGCACCAGGGCACGCCGAGTAGGCCGTACATCTCCTGGCATTCGTCGACGATGGGATCGCCCGAGCGGTTGGGCTTCGCACCCTCCTGCGCTCCGAGGTAGTGCCCAGCCTTCCTTAGCGTTGCCTGCCCGTTGCTAATCACGACGTCCCCTAGGTGTTGTTAATGATGCCGACTATTGCGCCGGTGATTGCGCCGCCGGCCATAAGCCAGACGACGCGGCTGGTTGCAGCTGCGCCCTGCAGACGCGCACGCCAGAGCTCGATTTCAAACACGCGCCCCTCAAGCTTGCCCAGGCGGTGATTGGCCTCGCGCTGAAGGTTCTCCACGGTCGCCAGCGCATCGCGCAATTCGCGTATGTCCTGGCGGATCGTGTGCGCGTCTTCGGGGCTCATGTCTGCCCGAGGTCAAACACTGCGATGCTCGCAGGCCGTGTCGCGTTGTTAACGGTGTAGGTAGCCGAGTCGCCACCTGATTGCCCGAACCTGAGCTTCAGCGTATTGCTTCCTGCGGCCAGCGTGAACGGCGTGCTCTGGCAGTCAGCAGTAACGATGTTCCCGCCGCCAATGGTGAAGTGCGTTATTTCGATTGCGTAAGTCGTACTTCCCGCGCTGTTAGTTACCATCAGCTGCTGAAGTGCGGGACTGCCTGCAGAGCTCGAGACTGCTGCAAAGGCAAAGACCATGTAATAACGACTTGCCAGCGCAGTAAACGTCACGCTGACGCCAGTGACGTCGGCCACAGCGGTAATGCCGGTCTGGTTAGTGCCTGACGCTGTTGCCGTTGCCATGATGCCCCACGGCAAACGATTCATCTGATCGGCAGTGAGCACGTTGCCGGCGGTGAATGTGGTGTTCGGTGTGATTGCCACGACCGCTCCTAGAAATAGAGATAGTTGAAGTCAAGACGGCCCAAAAGCGCGTCGTCCAAGGTGAAGTATGCACGGGAATCGGTGTGCTCAAAAGTCAGGGAAACTGTGTGGCTTCCCGGCGTAATCGCGTGCTGTATTCCGCTGACAATTAGCGACTCGGTGACGCTCGCCGGGCTTCCGACGTCGTAGGACTTCTGCACGGTCACAACGTCCACTAGGTCAAGAGCCAGAACGTCGTTTTGGTGATCAACGTCATACGCCGCCAGCTGCAGGCTGACCCCGGTGAATCTCAAGATCGGATTTTGGTGAGTGGCAAGGAAGGCGTTAGCCAGGTTGAGCACTTCTGCGGTCGTGCTGTTGAGCAGGTCCAACTTGGAATACTGCGACGCCTGGTACCTGGCAATGCTTTCAGGATCGGTGGCCGTCTGCACATTCCCCGCCGGCGACTGCATCTGGATGCTGTTGAAAAGCAGCTCGTCACCAAACTGGTTGACCAATGAGCTGTAGGCGATACCGCTGCCGTCCTCAGTGAACGCAGCGACGGCCGACGGGTTGATGTTCTGGCTACGGTCGACAAACGTCAAGACGTTGGCGTGATCCATGAACAGGAATCCGCCCTCGGACGCCGCGACGCGCTGCAGGTAGCTCAGGACGTTGGTGCCCTGGTCAACGTCGTATGCGCCGCCACCGCCCGGCGTGCCGCCCAACGTGCTCTGCCCCGTGGCAAGTGATCGAGCCCCTTGGTAGGAAATCTCGGGCCGTGCCAGGGATGCGGTGATGCGGGCGCCTGACCTTTGTTCAATAGGTGCCCACTCAGCAAACGTCATGTTGGCCAGCACAGTGAAGTTATCGGCACAGAGGGCCGTCATCACGTTGCCCTGCGTCGTAAAGCTGTAATTCAGATCCCAGTCGGTGATTGTTCCCGCGTAAATCGGCAGGCCGTTGGCGTAAACCTCAATTGGCATGCGCGGTCCCACCCACGGGTAGTAGGGAGAATCCTCGTTTAGCGGGTCAAGGTCGCGGTTGGGGTCGTAGAACGCCACAGACGCGGTGCCGGCGTTGAATTGCTCGGTGTCGCGGTTGCGGCCCCTAGTGATGCCAATGCTTTTGACCATGCTGGTGACGTCAAGCATCTGAACGCCGCCAAGGGTGCCGGTGTTGAGCTTTCCATAGGGGTCTATGTCCAGCTGGAAAGGTGTGGCGAAATCAGCGGTCTGCTGAAAGCCCACCAGCACCTGAATAGTCGGCAGGCTCATGCCGCTGCGAACGCCGGTCCTGAACGCCGCTGCGCCCGCTGAATGGCCTCAATGATCTGCTGGCCCACTTGGTCGGGCGTAGACACCAACCCGGCCTCGATGTTGATGGTGATGCCGCCCATGCCGCCCATCTTGTTGAGCGGGACGACAGCCTCGGGGCCTGCCTCACCAATCAGCGCCAGCGTGGGCTGGGTGACGATTCCGCCCTTTGCCAGCCTCGGGATCAAGGGCACGTTGGGAATGTCGTCAAACGGGTTGACCTTGTTGATGCCGCCAATGGCCTTGTTGATCGCCTTGACGCCTACGTTCAGCGCGTCAATCACGACGTTGATTGCGCCCTTGACGATCTTGGCCAGAGCGGTTGCACCGGCTTCCAGACCATCCCCGATGTAACCAATGATCTTGGAGCCGATTTCCTTGATGTCTCCGGCGATGCCGGCCACCTTGTTGATCAGCGCGGTCACAAAGCCGTCGATCTTGTTCCAGATCGCGGTTGCCAGGCTGGTGACGCCATTGACGATGTAGGTAATTACTCGACTGCCGATGTTGCCAAGCCCTTCAACCCATTCCCCGAGCTTGCCAATAAGGGCGCCGGGCAGGCCGCTGATCTTGTCCCAGACCTTTGTTGCAAGGTCGGCCACGCCGCCAGCGATGCCGCTCACAATCGACTTGCCAATGTCGAGCACGGCCGTGGCAATCGTAATGGGGAACTTCAGCAGCGTTTCCTTGATGCCGTCCAGCACGCCGCCAGCGGCCTTCTTCAGCCCATCCCAGACGCCCGAGAAGTCACCCTTTACCAGCGCCACGATTGCCGAAATCGCGCCGCTGATTACGTCGAACGCGGCTTTCACCGGCCCGTCGAAATAGTCGACGACAATCTCAACGGCCTTTTTGACCGCCGCCCAGACCTTTTCGAGTACGTCGCGGAAGGTTTCTGACTTCTTGTAAAGCAGGATCACGCCTGCGGTGAGAGCTGCCACGGCGACGATGATCAAGCCAATGGGATTGGTCAGCAGGGCAATGGCGCCAGCAACCTTCATTGCCGCGTTGATCAGCAGCACTGCCGAGGCGACTGCGCCGATTGCTGCGGCCAGTGCCAGGAACACCTTGGGGTTGCGCTGCGCCCACGCGCCAAACGCTTGAAGCGGCCCAAGAATGGCCTCAATGGCAGGCAGCAGGGCAGCGCCCACGCTTTCCTTGGTCTCCTCGAGCGCGATTCCCAGACCCTTGAACTTGCCTTGCGCGGTGTCGGCCGCAGCTGCAGCGTCGCCCTTGAAGGTCTTGGACAAGATGCCAATGGCTTCCTCAGCCGTGGCGCCGTTCTTGATCAGCGCCTTCATGCGGGGATCTAGAGCGTTCAGGCCCTTCAGGTTCCCCGCGTATGCCTTGCTCAGAGCTTCGGACACCTGGGCAAGCGGCTTCCCTGTGCCGGCGGCTACGTCAAGTGCAAGCCCTAGGCCCTTCTGAGCCGTTTCCAGATCACCAGTACCGCGGGCCAACGTGGCAAGCGCCGGGCGCAGCTCCTCGTCAGAAACCGCAGCGGCCATTGACGTCTGGGTGATGTAGTCCTCGACCGCCGCCACTTGGTTCTTGGTGGCCTTGGTGCTGGTCGTCAGCGTTCGGGCCAGCTGCTCCTGAGCCGCCTGGTCAGCCATGGCGCCCTTGACGGCATCAAAGGCAGCGGCGCCCAGGGCAGCGACAGCGATGCCGGCGGGCAGAGCCGCTTTCTTGATTGCAAACCCGGCTTTTGCACCGGTGCCCTCGAGCTGCTGGAATTGCTTGATGCCACGGTCAATTCCGCGGCCGTCAAAGTCCGTGAGGATTGGGATTGTGATCGCCATTACCCAATCTCCTTTTGAACAATGTCGCCAATCCTGACGACGATCTTTCGCACCCCATCAGTTATCTCAGCCTGATTGCGGTCAATCGCAGGCCACATCGAGCGCGGGGCAATGGTCCGAATGTTTCGCCCTAGCTCGTTGTTCAGGCTGACAGTCTCAAACAAGATGCCGCCTGGCACGGACTGGCTGACATAAACCACGCTGTTTTTGTTCTTGCGCGTGGCCGTTTTGACGGTGACGCCACGGCGCACCTTGGCCGCATTCCACGGAAAGATCTGATACCCGCGCTCGAGGTTCGGCGTCCAGTCGCGCACGGTGCCTGACATAAGCCTGTCAGGGTAGCCCGCTTTGATTTCGGCCACTGTGCTTGCCAACACGTTTTTCATATCCCGGTTGAACTCCTTGCGGAGCTCGGGGTCAATCCGGCGCAGTGCCTTGACCGTATCCTTCACACCCACAATCTCGGTCTTGACTGTCGCCGGCATCAGCGTTGGCTTTCTCTGATGATTTCCAAGACCGTGTTCAGGTCTTTTACTGTGAAGGGTACATCTGGGGGCCAGAAGCCTGTTTGCACCAGCACCAGGGCTAGAGCTCGGCTGACTGACCCCCGTCCGTAGGATTTGAGTCGGCAGGCTTGCCGTCGTCAATCACTTCCAAGTCCTCGACCTCATCGAGGAACCCGTCAAACGTATCTGCAACGGGTAGATCCTTAGACCGTGCCGCACTCCACGCCATAAATGCGATGTATTCCAGCCGGGGTGCCATTTGCAGCACCTGGGCGGAAACATTGAAATGACGTTCGAACGCCACGGTGTTCTTGATGCCCGCAATGTCTACGACGTAGGAACCCGACTTCGTAGTGAAGGCAATGTTCCCGTTTACTGCTGCTGAATCAGCCATCGTTTACCCCTTTTGATTTATCAGGTGACGTCGCGCACCCAGGTGCCGCCGGAGAATGCCACTTCCATGACTTGCAGCTCGCCCACCGTGTAGGTCACAGGGTAGTTGGCGATCATGGTGTCGCTGATCGTCCACTCGGGGTTGCCAGCGCCAGGGGCGCCAGCGTCCTTGCGAATGACAATTGCAGTGTCACCAGCGCCGAGTTCGGCCGCCACGGTGGCCTCAACGCTGCTGGCCCCGTAGTCGACGTAAAGGGTGATGGTGCCCTCCACGGTCTGCAAGCCCCCAACCATGCGCTCGCCACCGTCGCCAAACGCGGTCGACACAAGCGGGTTCTGGCCAAGGGTCAGCGTCACTGCTGAACACTGGTCTGCCAGCTGCACGCCGCCAATGGTCAGCGACGCCGGCTGGGAAA